GTTTCCCAGTCACGATCAGGAGGACCCCCCAGAGCCAAAATTAGGGCCTTGGGACAAAGAAATACCTCCGAAGGCACCTCCTAAGCCGGAGGAGGATAAAAACCCGCCTCAGGCCCAATAAAAGAGTCTAAGGCATAACGAGGCCCCCCCCTTGAAAAAGGGGGGGGTTTTCTGTTATGCTTCGAGAATACAGTAGCGTACTTGATAGCTACTGTGTTAGGTGACAGTTAAAAATGGCTAAATCCAAAAGACGCAAGTCGCAAAAAAGGCGCGATAACGTTAATATCGCTAACCAACGGTTGCCCTTTTTGAAAAATAAGTTTTTTAAACTGGGCACCCTAACAAAAACTCAAGATCGTCGTGTCTTCACCCCGGAGGGGAGAGACACAAATGCAAAAAACGTACATGGGAGAAAACATGGGCTTACAACTCATAGAAGTGTTGTTATTAGGCGTCTTAGGGACGGTAAGCTTAGTCGGAACACTACAGAAAGGATCGCCTTCAAGGACAGGAAGCGCGTGCTTGTCTGCGTGCGTCGTAGAGTGCGCCGGGAAGTGCTCCATGCAAGCAGAAAAACCGGCCAGCGAGGACAAAAGCGACCACGCTGGAACGGGTGGAGTAGAATAAAGTGTCGTTAGCGGCAATACTAGGCGCGGGAGCTATGGGAGCAGGCTCCTACATGAACTATATCGGGGCTCGACATATGAATGCCCGAAATAGAGAGGCTATGCGAGATTCGATAAATCAGCAAGCCAACATCAATCGAGAATTCGCACAAAATTCGATTAGATGGAAAGTCGATGATGCAAAAAGAGCCGGAATACATCCATTAGCGGCTCTAGGAACTCAAACTCATAGTCCAATAATATCGGCTGTGGAACCCTCGCGCGTTAACGAGATGGGTCGATTAGGCCAAGACATATCTCGAGCAGGAGAAATGATGATGACTCGCAAAGGTCGGATTCAAAACCAAGCTGCAAAATTAACATTAGAGAGAGGTGAACTAGAAAATGAACTCTTACGTACGCAAATCCGCAACGCAAATGCTCCTTCGTTGCCTTCAAATGCTGACATCGGAGGATTGGCAGGTCAGGGCGATGCCTACATGCGCGAGCAACCTGCAAGAAAGATCCATTCTGGAATTCGTGCGCCCGAAAGACAATACGGTTATGTTTCAGATTACGGTTTTGCGAAAACTAGAACGGGCCTAACAATCGTTCCATCAGAAGATGTAAAAGAAAGAATAGAGGATCAGTTTATTCCTGAAATGATGTGGGCCCTAAGAAATCAGGTTATGCCTTATTTAGGCATAGCCCCGCGAAAGCCTTCGACAAAAGAATTTCCATTACCAAAAGGAATGGAATGGGTTTGGTCTCGTCGGCATATGGAGTTTAGACCAATGAAGAAGAACCGGGTTAAATTCCGGTGGAAAAACTAGGAGGCTAGATGCCCTACTACAAGAAAAAGAAGAAGCGTTACGGGTACCGTCGCAAAAAAAAGATGTCCCGACGAAAAAAATCGTCTCTACGGAAACGCGTTGGTTTCCGGATGTAATGGTCTGTAAAAAGCCTTTTGTGCGCGGAGTCCATATATTTGGATGTGGGCAATGTCTCCCTTGCCGGATTAACAAGAGGCGAATATGGCAAGCAAGGATAGTATTAGAATCCCTGTGGCATGAACAGAGTGCCTTTATGACTCTAACTTACGATGAGGAAAATGTGCCGGGAGACGGATCATTAAACAAGAAGCATCTTCAAGATTGGTTAAAGCGAATGCGCTGGCATACAAAAAAGAAACTGCGGTACTTCGCAGTAGGAGAATACGGTGATAAAACAGAAAGACCTCACTATCACGTTATGCTCTACGGTTACGAGTCTTGCTGGCAAGGCGGTACTGATCTCCGTCGAAGCCAATGTTGTCCCCCATGTGACCTTGCAAGAGATACCTGGAAAAGAGGTGCAGTGCATGTTGGACAAGTTACGGTCCAGAGCGCAGGGTATATTGGAGGATATGTAACAAAGAAGATGACCGCGAAGAAAAATTATGAGCAGAAAAAATTCCTAAAGGGTCGGAGACCAGAATTTGCAACGATGTCTCTGAAACCAGGAATAGGCTTTCGCCATTCTGAACACGTAATTGAAGTAGGAAAGATGTATGGAAAAGAAAAAGTTCTTACGGAAGGTGATGTCATAAGTTTAGTCAGGATCGCTGGAAAGAAAATGCCGATCGGTCGTTACTTAAAATCGAAAATTCGTAAGGGTGTAACAGGTGAGGAAAAAATCAGCGAAGAGGCGATGGTACAGCAGGCGCAAGAAATGCGTGGAATGCTTCAAGAAGCTTATGGCAAGGAGGAATATAAAAATAGTTCGCTGGCGAGGATATACGTCGACTTAAAGAAAGGGGAGATCGACTCCCTGGAAGGAAAGTTCAAACTAAAAAAAGAGGGAAGCATATGAAAAGAAGCAAATTCTCATTGAGTAACTATAAGCTCACAACGTTCGATCAAGGTGAGTTAATACCAGTCGGATTAACGGAGGTGCTACCAGGTGATACCTTACAACAGTCAACATCAGCGCTTATTCGACTTAGTCCTCTCGTCCGTCCGGTCATGCATCCGGTACATGTGCGCATACATCATTGGTTCGTACCCCACCGTCTTATCTGGGATGAATGGGATGACTTCATTACGGGTGGCCCTAACGGTACTTCGACTCCGGCTCTCCCTACGTGGACGGTCAATCCAACGGAAGGTTCTCTCCATGATTACATGGGATTACCCATCGGGAGTTCTATCACTTTTAGTATGCTCCCCTTCCGCGGCTATAACCTTATCTGGAATGAGTTCTACCGTGATGAGGATCTCCAAACTGCGCTGGCAATCAAACTCACGTCTGGATCTGACTCGACAACTGCAACGGATCTACAAAACGTGTGTTGGAGTAAAGACTACTTCACAACTGCGCGACCGTGGACGCAAAAGGGATCGGAGGTAACACTTCCGTTAGGATCAACTGCTCCGGTCGAGCGCGTAACAAATGCTCCTGCATGGGACGTCTATGATGCAGGAACCGATACAAAACATACCGGAGCCTCGGTAAACATAACGGCAGACACAGGGGGGTATATTCGTGAAGAAGGTGGATCACAGCAGTTCTCACTTGACCCAAAAACGGGACTACAGGCAGACCTCAGTGGTGCTAGTGCGGCGTCAATTAACGACATTCGGGAAGCGTTTGCGCTCCAAAGATATAAAGAAGCGCGTGCGCGTTATGGATCGCGTTATACGGAGTACCTGCGCTACCTCGGGGTCAAAAGCTCTGATGCCCGCCTTCAGCGGCCGGAGTACTTAGGTGGAGGAAGACAGACAATTCAGTTCAGCGAGGTCTTACAAACCGGTGTCGACAGCACCGACGCCGGCGTCGGAAATCTTAAAGGACATGGGATTTCTGCAATGCGCTCGAACCGATGGCGGAAGTTCTTCGAGGAGCATGGATATGTGTTCACCCTTATGTCTATCCTGCCGATACCTGTCTATATGCAAGGTATCCCTAAGCACTTCATAAAATCAACTAAGGAGGACTTCTGGCAGAAGGAATTGGAAACGATTGGCCAGAAAGAAATAGAAAATCGAGAGGTCTATAGTGCCCATACAACTCCCACGGGTACCTTCGGATTCCAGGATCGCTACGACGAATACCGCAGGGGTGTAAACTGCGTAAGCGGTGAATTCCGAAGTACTCTAAAGGACTGGCATATGGGACGTGAGTTCACCTCGGACCCAGCCTTAAATGCTACGTTCGTAAAGTCAAATCCTACGACACGCATTTATGCGTCATCCTCAACCGATCAGATACAGGTGATGGCACATAACTCAATTCAGGCGCGTCGTTTGGTACGGAAAACCGGAACCCCTGGAGGAGTCTAATGGCTAAAGATAAAAAAGAAATGATAGAGGTTGCGGGAGTAGAATACGACCCTAAACTCTTCGGCACACTCACAAAGGATGGAGGAGAAATTCCGGACCCACGTCCAATGGAAGTGCCGATGTCGGCAAAAATACCAGAACCGCTAGAAGTAAAAATGGCGCGGATGATAAAGAACGAATTAAGTCAGGCCGCGCATAACAATGGGTTTGAAACGTTAGAGGAATCACTAGACTTCGAAGTCGGTGATGACTACGACCCAAAAACACCGTATGAGGATGCTGCTGACACAGCTGCAATGATGGAAGAAGGTATAACTCCAAATGCGCAGGAAATAACTAAGGAGGACCCCCCATGATCGTGACTGGGAAAC